CAAGCAATGACATCGGCGAGGGCTTGAATGAGCGTAATGTCTTCAGGTTTATACTTCGGCAGGAGTATTGATTCGTTGCTGAGTCTGCTATGGAGATGATTAAGGAATCCGGCAGTGACAGCTCGCTGCTTAGGGAAACTTCTAGCGTCCCCGTCATCATTACCTTCAGCAACATTGAGTTTTATTCCTTGAAGAAGCGAAGTGATAGCTGAGTTGTTACGCAGGATTTCATTGTTTCTGTCTGTCTCAAGTCGGCAATGCAGGAAGCGTTCACCGAGAGCAGACATGTTCATACCGTAGATTCTTTCGGTGATGCCTATAATCATGCCGAACGAGATATTACTGAAGGAAGCAGATACACCGTTTCGATAGCGAGCTTCCAAACTGCCGTCAAAGATATCTCGTAATTCTCCGTAGACGTTCGCCAGTTGCTGTGGAGTAGACTCCAATAGAAGCGTTCCGTCTTTGACTATGACGCACTTGTTTTGTAGTAGAGGTATTAAATGTTGTCCTTGTCGACTTCCAGACACTAAGCCTGTGAACTTGCTTAATGCCCGTGTGTGGTGTTCGTCGCTTGATAACAAATCGCATATTGTAGACTTGCCCGAGCTGGGGGGACCAACTAGATAAATCCATAATGGATCACTTTCTAGGCGTACAGCAATGTGTACGGCACAGCAGATGGCGAGACAATCTACAAAGCTGTCTGTGATGACAAGGTTTTCTTTGTAGACGGAAATGAGTTCTTCAAATCTGTGACAGGCTTTAGCCTTCACTGTTACCACTGTATCAAGATCAATGCGAGTGAGAGCATTGTTGATAATGTTAAGCAAAGACATTGTGCAGGTCTCTCACATCAAATTTGTCAGGTATTGCACCGGAAGGAATAGTTACTTTTGACCAGTCGAGGTATGAGATGCTGCGGACTACTAAGCCTGTTGTCTTGATGTGTTTGGCTACGTAGTCCACACCATTCTTACCAGCTTCATCGTTGTCAAAGAGCATGATGACATGCTTGTCTTTCAAATGAGGAAGAAGGTTTGTAGGGAAGTAGCTGCCACAACTGCCCAATAAATCGTAGTCATCTTGCTGAATGAGTGGATAGAGCGTGAAGTAGTCCCAATGACCTTCAGCAATATACACTGTATCGTTGTTAGAAATATTCTGCATACCGAGGACACTATAGCTTACAGGCTTTGGACCGTTGTAAACTATGTTTGTGTCTGGTACGAATTTGTGAACAGCTACTAAGTCGTTCTTGTGATTGTATATTGGGATGATGTAGACAGATCCATAACATCGTACTCCAAGTGTTCGTAGTACAACTGGCTTGATCCCTTGCTTAATATTGCAGAGATTGAGGGCTTGTTGTTTTGTGAGGGCTGGTAGGTTTTCATACCACTTTCTGATGAAGGTGAAAGCATTACCTGACGCTTTACATGAGAAGCATTGAAAGACATGTGGAGCTTCCTCTTCGATTGATAAGGAGTCTTTACCACACCAGAGACATTCACATTTGATGTCTTTGTTATGGGGGGAGTATTGGATGTTAAGGTGATTTAGTAATTGCATCTAAAGCACAAGTTCCTTTCCTTTAGACCATGAATGAGTAACTAGTTCTGTATTTACAGGAGCTGATACGTTGTATTCTAAAGCTGCCTGTTCCATGAGTTCTTTAAGCCTTACAGCGTGTTTACGCGGAAACCTTGCAGGCATCTCGAAGTTGATTTCGTCGTGTACCTGCATCGCTATTCGGCCTTCAGGATAATACTGAGTGAGATAGTCATCGCATAAACACATAGCACGTTTGACAATGACGCCTTCACTTCCTTGGATGATGTAGCACACAGCTGCGTGAGCTGCCTTTTCCATTGTACCTTTCCATTTGTTTATTTTCAATGGTACGTCTAGAGGGTAACCACCTAGCGTGTACACACATGGATTGTCTTTGATCTCCTGTTTAATCTGCTCGATGTAATTGTGTACTTTTGGCATCATTTCAATAACGCGATTCCACAGACCCGGCATACCTGTTTTCTTCTCGATGTTCTTTGGTGACTCTCCAAACAGTACACCAAAGTTTACATTCTTAGCAATACGTCTTTGTGCTTTTGATGTAGCAGCTTTATCGGATAGTTCAAAAATACGTCGAGCTGTAATATCATGGGCATCGTAGCCATTGTTGAGCTTATCAATCATCTCTTCATCTTGCATTACAACAGCAGCTATTCTCAACTGTAACTGGTTGTAGTCATTGCTGAGCCACCAGTAACCATTGGCTGGACCAAACACACCACGTAAATGTGGACTGTCTTCCAGAAGCACAGAAACATCTTCAAAGCTGTCTTCGAATGGGTTTTGTACTTTACTGATGTTCTGCTCATTAGGATCACTGCTGCTGAATCTTGTTGTTTTAGTGCCCACAATATTCATTGATGGGTATATTTTACCAGATACAGAAGCTCGCCTGTACGACTCAAGAAACTCTAGTTTCTTTACATACTTTTTCTGAGCCAACAAATAACGAAGGAATACGCTTCCCGGTTCGAAGTCATTGTCATCACATTCTTGTTTGAGTTTTATTAGCGTGTCAGCATCTGTACTGTCTCCGCCTGTCTTAGTTTGCTTCGGACAAGGAATGCCCCACTGATCGTAGAGAAGCCACTTCAGATTGTTAGGAGTGAACTCTGTTAAACCGCTGGAGTCTGTACAAAGTTTACTGAGATGAGAAATGTTGGCACGGCATACATCGACAGCATCAGACCATTCTGAGTTGTGCAGTGTGAGTCCTGTTGTCTCCATCTTCCAGACGACATGCCGCACCTGATTGTTGATCTCGATGAGCTGCTCCACGTCTGCTCCATGCTGCTCAACTAATGAGGCGAACATACCTTGAGCAAGTTCGTAAGTGTAGACACAGTCTTCTCGGAGGTAATCAATGATTGCTGTGCGAAGTGTATCGATGTTGAAGTCATTACGAATCTTCTTATCGTAGCAGAAGTAGGCTTCCAATTCCTTTACTGAGAAAGAAGATCGTACAGCTTCAGGCAACCACATATCCATCTTACCCCAACGTGATGACTTGCTTGCTGGGATGAGAGATGGATGCCTACGAACCTTGTCTGCTATCCACCATTCAGGAGCACGGGAACGAACGAATGAACGACACTTAGATATTAGGCTGTCCAGCTTCTTCTCAGAAGCGTAGTCTACACCGAGGTATTGTTTAGATAGGTCTTTAAGAGAACGATCATCTGTGTTGTGGTGGAGATGTGATAGAATGGTTGTGTCAACGATACGTTCCCAGAAGTCTGGTGTTGATGGTTCTTGCTCATTGATGACGCCTATGTTGCAGAGAGCTTTCAGATCGAAATTACTGTTGTGCATACACACCAAATCAGCATCGGTGATACGCTTCCTAAGGAGCTGTATCACACCTTGTCTGAATGGTGTCTTGCGTGTTCGTGTGAGAGGATTGATTGGTACGTCGGCACTCTTGAATTCAGATCCATCGTACATGCCTACAGCGAATGTTTCGCAACCATGTTTGAACCAGAGTCCTGTTGTTTCGGTGTCTATGCTGATCATAAACATTCCTCATTGGATGAAAAACCCTCCTGCATTTCTACAGGAGGGATAGGGGCTATCAAATTGAAGTTGTGGTGCTATGCTTCAGGCCATTCAAGCTTGTCCCAATCAATTGATGTGAGACGTTTCTTTGTCTTAGGATCTTCGATGATACACTTGCCTGTTTCGTTGTTAGCATTCACCAGAATGCACTTCTTACCCTTGAACAGACATTCCTGACCAATAGCATCTGAAGGTTTGAATTCTTCAGCTGCTTCTTCGTCTCCCCATTCGTCTTCTGCTGTTTCTTCTGCAGCGATAGGAGACTCATCAGCTTCAGGCCATTCATCTTCAGTTGGGGCATCATCAGGAGCACCAGCAGGAGCGTAGTCAGGGTCTTTCTGACCTTCAGCAGCTACACCAACAATGCTGGGGTTCTTGAATACTCTCTTATCCTTGTTTGGCTTTGAGGTTTTCATCCTGACAGTGATGATGGTTTCAGAAGCAATCAGATCGTTCAAAGCTGCTTCAATCTGAGCATCATCAAGAGTTGTATCCACTCCCATGAGCTGGATCATCTCGAACATGTGTGCCTGCTCTTCTTCAGCTGATCTGATAGGACCATCCTTCAGAGCAATGAAGAACGTAATCTTCTCGTTAGCGTACTCACCTGTGTCTTCTGTGGTACGAAACTCAAATACTACGTTAGTAACACCGTCCTTGTCATAGGTAGAGAACCGTTTGAAGACGCAAGGATAATCACCATCAGGACCAGAAAACTCTCTGCTCGCCTGTACTGTCTTTGCTTTCTGCATGTTCTTACGCAGACGAGCGTTCTTGTTCATCGCTGCAAATAAACCACCACTCTTCTGTTCAGCCATTGTATTACTTTCAATCGATTGGAATTACTGAGTTGATTGCTGCAAACGTCTTCGCAGCACTATCACCACAAATGATAGGTTCTTGAATGTTGTCCCAATTCTTAGCCGTGTACCACGTCTCAGTTTGGACACCAATAAATCGTTCACTGCTTGTTACTGTTCTTTTGCGAGTTCCTTTTTCTGTTGTAAATTCCTGATAACGTCCCATGAACCACAGATGGTGTAGCACTTTGTTTGTATACAAGAACACTTGTTTCTGCAACTCAGGACTGAACACATTATAATCTGGACCGTTAGGATTAGCCTGAAGACGTAGAGCACTATGACCGAGCATAACGACGTTCAGACCATTACCTACAGCGTTGATGCAGTGGGTTAGGAGTTCTCCATTCCAATACGATTCAGCTGCTTTACGAGGTCCAGCAGCATAATGGTTCCAACAATCCTGAGCACGACTCTGCATGTCACCATCAAACTGAAGAGAAGCACAATGCTGAAAGCATAGGCTTTCGAGTCCGCTGGTTGTGTCGATGACAAGGGTTCTTCTGTCATGCTTGCCTTTAGCAAATTGTTCGACGTTAGAGATGCACTTGTCCCAACCTACATGCCCCTTACCAATAGGTATTTCAGTTTGAGAGTAAAGAGGTTCGAGTTCAATCACTGGAATGGATTTAGCAGCGACACCTTTACGCTTTGCTGAATGAATACCTGTCTCGCCATGAGTGATGATGAATAGAGGATCAGGAAACTGAGCAGCAAGAGTTGTCTTACCTTCTCCGGGAGGGGAGTAGATGAGAATGAACTTGCCTTCTTTCTTGATCTCCGTACTACTGTCACTGAACGGATTGGGCAGAGCTTTCGTTGTTGGAGCTGAAGATTTCGTCGGTGATACGTTTGGCTTCGTCGGTAGCGAAGGTCTTTTGAAGTTCGGGGGCATGACGCTTTCTTTCTTTTGGGGAGTACACTCTCATCACTGTAACATCGTATCCGGGGTAATGTTTCCTGAAGTAGTTAAGAGCTTTCTTCTTTGTTCGAGCCAGCACTTCAACTGTTCGTACTTCATCATACTCACGGAATTGAACAGCAAACTTGAACTGCGGAGAAATGCCTACTTTGCTTTTTCGTTGACGCGATAGAATATCCATTAGTACCTCTTTTGTTTGGGACGCAAACCTAATGTACTTCCTGTAAGAGCGTAGTTACGGAAACGCTCATCTGTTCCTTCCATGTACGGATTGTAGAGTCCGTAGGGAGTCATCCAATGATACTTGTTAACTAAATCCTTTCTTTTTGGGTGTGTCATGTACTCGTACCAATCGAGGAACGCTTCCAGCATTGGGTAGAGACACATGTGGAGGAAACGAGTGAACCTGTTCATATGAGGCCGAGCAACGAATTGGTAGAAGTGTGTCTCAGGATTTTCAGAGATGTACTTAACCAATCGTGTCTGGTAGTCTTCCTTTGACTCTGTCTTCTTCTTCATCGGACCTGCGTAAGCGAATCCGCCTGGACGACGGATGTTCTGATACCACACTTTATCAGGTAGCACATCGTGATTGGCGTACCACATCAGGCAATAGTAATTGAACTGCAGGTTAAGGTCGATTTCATTGGCAATCCTTTCCGGGTTCCAATCAGCACGGCACTTGTTTTCCATAATGCAAGTGTCATTCTCACCATCTATGTAACCTATAAGTTTTATTGATCTGCCAGATGGTAGAGTGATGGTTGCAGAGTGGCGAGCTTCGGATTTAGTGAAGCTCCATTTAGCAAGGTCTTCAGCGTAATACTGAAGGAATATTCTACCTTGCTTCTCTGCTAACGCTGACCACCACAGTATTTCATCAATGGCTTCTCCATGAGATTTGATTTGACGCTCAAACTCATTCTGGATGAACTTGCTGTGACCTCGTAGTTCTTTGGTCTTGATGAATCCTTCAATGCCTGCCTGAAATAAACTACCGTAAGCTGTGTTCTTATTCCATTCTTCAACAGCTTCTAGGTCACGGAAATAACTGAGTTCGAAAGCAACACGATTGTTTAACCAGAGTTCCAGAGCTGACAGGCTGAGTCCGTTGTGTAACGGATTGATCACTTCTCTTGCCATTTAATGTTTCCAATTGTGGCACTTGTGGCAGAGGACTTGGAGCTTATCCTCTTCGCAAAACAAGGCTGTAACGAATGGGGCTATGTCTTTCATTGAACGCAAACTACCACACTCTTCCATGTGGTCTACGTGTACTTCCTTTCTGGAGAATAAACTGTTGCACCACTCACATTTGTAGGACCACTTCTGACGCTTGTTAGGTCCGACGTAGGGAACTCGTACACGAAGAAGAACAGAGTGGATTGGAGGCCAACGTAAGGATAACTGTCGTAATCCTGAACGAAGGAATCCGAAGAACGCTGCTTCAGTCCATTGTCCTGAAGCTCTAGTCCTTTCCACTCTGTTAGTCTTGGGGCGTCTCATTTCTTATTCTTGTTCCGCAAAATCCACCACGCTTTGCCATTACGTTTACACTGTCTACACACTTTCTCTGGTGGTTTAACTTCTTTCATGTAAGGGAGAAGTCGGTACACTAAGTTGTTGCAGAGTGTACGTATTCCTGAAGAATCAGCTATACAATACTCTCCAGCTTCTGCTGAAGGTGGAGGCATTGTATGGTCACATTCCTCTTCCCCTACATGTCCTTCATGCGGTCTATAGGTCTGCCATGCCTCACAGAACATGTTTCTATCCTTAATCCGGTTACGGGAGTCCGGAACTGTGTAAGGTGCGTCTTCCTTGTTCCCTACCGAGGAAAGGATCGGTAGCCAGTCGAGAGGCAGATTATGACGCTTTTGTAGATGCAGCAGGAGCTGGCTTACGCTTTACAAACTTACCGACAACTGTTGGGGCTTTTACAGGTGGAGTAGGTTTGTCAGCTTCCTTCTCTGCTGCTTTAGCTTCGGCCTTTTCAGCCTTAGCTTTTTCTGCTGCTTCAGCCTTAGCTACCTTAGCAGCTTCTCGGGCTTCAGCTTTTGCTGCTTTCTCAGCTTCCTTCCGTTCAGCTTCTTTCACTTTCTCTTCAGCCGACATAGCCGACACTGAGGCAGCGTACTCAAACATCGCTGTATCCCATCCCGGCATGAGGCATGGAACATTGCGGTAGTTATCAGCTTCCTTCTTTGTCAGCTTCAGGTCTGAAGGCTTGCAGGAAGCTCCTGTGACCAGAGCTGTGAGGCACTTAACGAATGGAGCTACCCATTCAAGGTCACGATCCTTACTGCCTGCTTCAGCTGTCAGCTTGTTCCAATACTGCGTAATAGCATGGGCAGGGCTGCCTGCTGCAAAACCTGTACCGCTCGCTACCTGAGAAATGAACAGACTGATCTTTTCATGTTTGTCTTCATTGACTACCTGCTCATCATTCTCATCGAATTCGAGACAGGCGATGTAAGACAGAGCTGCGATGTAAGGGAGAGACATTCGCAGACCAGTGTTCTCTTTACCATCAGCAGCTGTCAGCACTTCACTGACGAATTTGCACAGATCGGGGTGACTGTTCTTGATGAAGTCGAGCATCTCACTGGTCAGGAACTTTGGAGCACTACTCACCGTAGCACCACCAGCACGCAACCATACCAGACGAGCAGCACCACCGAGAGCTTTACACCACATAGCTCGCTTTGAACCGTTGGTCTTCCATTCTGGTGCAATCTGTTCGTTAATCCAATCATCACGAAACAGTACGTCACCATGAGAACGAGGATTGAGCTGGTCCACAGTGTCAGCTGTGTCAGAAGCAACACCATAGATTACAACGGTGTGCAGAGTTAGAGGACTGATGGCATCAGGGTACTTATCGGCATCAGTATTGTACAGTGCCTGAGCACGAGCCAGAGCGAGCAGACGATGCTGACCACTGATGAGACATTCGTTGCCTTCTTCATCTTCACCAAAGATGAGAGGCTCGCCGTTCAGAGCAAACTTGTTACGCAGCATTTCATTTGCGTAGAGATTAACTTTTGATTTGCTAACAGGCCGGTTGTTCGTGTTGAATGTGCTGAGGATCTCCAGAGCAGCTTCAGAGTCAATCTCACATGTGACGGACTTGATGTTGCTGTCGGCAACTTTGTTCTTGTTTAGAGCTGTGATAAGTTTCATGGGGCACCTTTTGTTTGGGACTGATTTGAATAGCAGCTGGCAAATATGTTGCGTCAGAACTGTTGCAGTGATTTTGGAGGTATTATGTGCAACAGTTCAGAAATATCAGTTAGTGTTGACGAAAATGACCAAAAACAACACCCTGTATTTGTTCTGTCAAATCTCTTCGACAAGCGTAGACAGAATTAACTAGGAGCACTTTCTTTCCTTGACGCAACACATTTGCCAGCGGACAGGTGGAGTTTAGCAAACTGTCCAGCAGAGTCAATGATTATTTTAAAATATTTTTTCTGATTGTTTCACACTATCACTGAAGAAGTGAATGTGTATAATTGAAAGCGTGACGCAGCAATGAGCTGCATTCATCTATTCACTGAAGGAAAGAATCATGAAACGTGCGTTGATTGTAAATGCTACAGCTGGATCAGGAAAGACCACCACCATCGTTGACGGACTGTCAATGGTAGCAGGAAAGAAACAACTGAAGTACAAACCATCAGAAGAGCAGCTGGCTATCTGGAATTGGTTGAAGGCTGAGTTGACTTCTGAAGACGAAGTTGTTGTGTGTGCGTTCTCGAATGCAATCGCAACAGAACTGAAAGAACGTCTGACATTCGGAACAGCGACAACGATTCATTCTCTGGGTTGCCGCATCATGAGAGAGAATGGAATTCGCATCGGCAGACCCGACACATGGAAGACAGCAAATTTGTATCAGCAGTTTTGTCAGGTGAAGAGTGTCAAAGAGTTGTCGAAAGCTCAGAGAGCGATTCTTGATGATGTGAGAGAACTGGTGAAGTATTGTAAAGATGCCGTACTGACCGAGGATGACATTACGGAATCATCACTGGCAGGATTGGCTATCGATAATGAGTATACATTCAGCTCATCAGCTTCTGCGTGTGAGCTGCCTGTTAAGTATGTGCTGGAAGAAGGAAGCACACTACCTGTTCGAGAAGAACGAAGGACTTCGGCATTTGGTAAAGCCAAACCTGCGAAGGGTATGGAGATTGATTTCGACGATATGATTTACTTGCCTGCTCGATATGGTTGGAAGATTAAGGCAGACTGTATTGTAGTAGATGAGTGTCTTCCGGGGTGGACTCCTGTTATGTTAGGGGCTGGAGGGTCTAAATCCATTCAAGACATCAAGATTGGAGATGTGGTTAGAAGCTTCGATGTCACGACGGGAAGAGCAAAGAACTGTAAAGTTACTGCTACTCAGAAGATTCCTAATCGGAAACCTCTAGTTAAGGTTAAGGTGCAGCACAACCACAGAACTGATGGTAATTACGCTTATAATTTTGTTGTGTGTACTGTCGATCATAAAATCTGGACCGTCAATAACGGATGGGTTTATGCGGGAGATTTGAAGGTAGGCGAAACCGTTATCGTAGAGACTGCGGCGGAAACAACACAGAAAGGAAAGATTTCTGCTGCAGGTAGAGATAAACTTTCGCAGATACATCAAGGTAATACGAAAGGTATCGGTAATGTTGGTGGAGACCGAGAAGCCTTTAACGCAATTAAGGGCGGTAATGGTAGAGGTCCAACGGAACCGCAGAAGTTGCTGTTTGATGCTTTAGGTGATGGATGGTACATGGAGTATGTCATCAAAACTGGTGACGCTCCGAATCATGGTAGAGGTAATAAACCTACTCACTACAAAATTGATTTAGCTAACCCTAAGTATAGAATCGCAGTTGAGATAGACGGGGCGTCTCATGCTGGGGCAAAAGAGATAGATGACAAAAAGGATCAATTCTTGGAGTCGCAAGGATGGAAAGTATTGCGGTTTAAAAATCGAGATATTGCACGAGACTTTGCTGGAGTATTGCAGGATATATGTCCTGACGGTAAGAATTGTCCTATGCCTGCTACAGTTATATCGGTTGATAGTACGTACATCAGCGAGAACTATGTGTACGACATAACTGTAGAAGATTGTCATAACTTCTACGCTAATGGGGTGTTGGTGCATAACTGCCAAGACCTATCAGCTGGTAAGCTTCAACTCATTGCAAATCAGGATTGCACTTCATTCGTATTTGTTGGTGATCCGAATCAGGCTATCTTTGCTTTTGCAGGAGCACAGACAGACAGCTTCAGTAAGATTGCTGAAGCAATGGATGAAGTGGAAGTGCTGCCTCTCAGCTACACATACCGTTGCGGTAAGGCTATTGTGGCTGAAGCTCAGAAGATTGTAGGTGACGCAATCAATGCTGGCAGCACAAATCCAGAAGGGGAGATTGTCTATCTGGATGAAGCCGATATGGACCTGCAGCAAGGGGACATGTTGGTGAGTAGAGTGAATGCTCCACTCATGTCACTGGCATGGAAGTTGGTCAAAGCTGGGAAGCCTTGCCAAGTGGTAGGACGCAGCATCGGAGCAGGGTTGGTTAAGCTCATTAACAAACTGACAGACAAGCAGGAAGTTGATTCTGTGACGCTGTGTCAGCTGCTGGAAGATTGGAGAGACCAGCAGATTAAGTTGCTGCAGACGAAGAAGTACGACACTGAGAGTCGGCAGATTGCTATCGGTGATCAGGCTGACTGTATCGCCACTGTTGCAACCAACTGTAAGACAAGCACTGAAGTTGTGAGTTTTATTCAGCAAATCTTCAATGATAGTGATGTGAAGTCAATTCGACTGAGCAGCATTCATCGAGCTAAAGGATTGGAAGCTGATAATGTGTACTTCTTTAATCCTAAGAACGTACCGCATGTCCTAGCTAAGACAGCTGAGGCTAAGAAGCAGGAATGGAATCTGAAGTTTGTAGCTATTACAAGAGCTATTCATAAATTAGTATACGTTAGGATTCCTGAGAAGGAAGTTGAAATATAGTGTTATACTCGCATGTCTCACAACAAACTATTCGTTCTTGAAATAGTTCTGGGTGATCAGTTTCAGATTTGTATTGCGTAAATTTGATTAAGGACTCAACACAATCCTTTTTTAATTTACGACATATATGCAAATCTACACAACAACTTCTTGCAGATCCTTTGTGTCTGCAAGAAGTTTTTTTATGCAGATCGACTAGCTTACAGATATCGCAGTCATCATCTGTGATGTTCCTATCCCCAATTTTATCTGGGTGAGTGCAGATACCGTGCTTGTTGTAATCGCATGTCATAGTATTTTGATTGTCGCTGAAGAAGGAATGGATAAACCAGAGATGCCAGCTATACATTCTGTTGAACGAGCTAAGCCGTTGTATTGAAGAACGATATCTGTGTTTGGTAAATCTGTTTCACAATCTACTATTTTTGCAAACCTCGCTATTAGTTTTGGTTCGCTTTCTCGCCCAAATGGTTCGTACACATCTGTGTATCTGACATTCCAGAAACCTCCTAAGTTTATCGGACGTAATCCTGGTTGCTTATTAGAAATACCACCCGGTACATAACTATTACAAGAGTACCCTGATTGGTCGGCTTTTATCGCCCTGTGTATATTGAATTCAACATCCAATACCCAATATAATTTTCTTACTGGCTGACCAACAACTACGTTTGGTATCGGTACAAAATAGAGTCCCTGTGAATTGGGAAGATACCCATAGTCTAAATACAGCATTGCTGCGGTATTTAATATTCCATTTCTACAATGGTAGGTTGCTAAATCGTTGGACGGTCCAGATCCCGGTGGAAGTTCACATAAATCTGGTATGTGCATAACACATTTTCCACACCTACCTCCCGGAGTGTACGTAATTCTGATTTTTCCCGGAGCACCATTCCCCGGAATGTTATTGTATGTACCACATCCGCCACCACCTCCACCGGGGAATGTACCATTTGTAGCAGCAAGCGTACCGGAACCACCTCTCCCACCAGCTCCACCTTCAGTAACAGCAGCACCCCCTCCACCACCTGTTACACCGAAACCATCTCCATCCCCTCCATCATTACCTCTAATGGTTGGTCCTGCGGAGCTACCACCACCTCCTCCTGTTAGACTAGCGGTGCCGCCATCTCCACCAGAGAACACTACAGTGTTGCCTGTTGTTATAGGTGTCCCACCAAGACCTCCAACTAAAGCATTTGCTGTTTTACCGCCAGCAGCATGAGCACTATTTATCGCACTGATGTACGACGTTCCTCCATCTGGAGATTCCGGTGTTCCCCCCTGTCCAACAACGATGGTTAGTGTTGATCCGCCAAAACCTACACCTAGGCGTTCTCTTCTACCGTACATACCACCACCACCTCCACCCGTGCCAACGTAGGGTGTTGTGGCAGCTAGCCTTGTCCCAAATACAGAACATCCTCGTTCAAATCCTGTTTCTCCTCCAGAGTCAGTTGTAACAAACCTTACTCTCAAATCGTTATAAGAAGTTAATAGGGCTTTTTGAGGATCAGTGAGTGTGATAGCGTAGTCTGTTGGATGCGTAGGTAGAGCATGAGTATTACTTAGAATAACACTACTTCCTGCTCGCAAACTCACTGTGGTACTGATACGTGAACCAGTTATTGTTGCTTTAAGATAAGCTGCATCAATTTCAACTATACCGACTGTGCTGCTGTGTACAGCTGTTACTTCTAAGACATATGCTGCTGTCGATGCTGCTGCAAAATTACCAGTACGCACACCACGTGCCCATACCCAAGTATTATCGGTGGGCATGTTGTCCATCGTGAATGTAAACCAACTACCGTTAATTTGAACACGAACTAATGTTACACTGCTGAGATTTGCAGCATCTACCCTCCAGCGAATGTATAGGTCATATTGATCAACAACTGCAAGAACATTTATTGTAGACATTCCCCATCGTTGTACTCTTGTAAATGGAGGTTCTCCACCGTCACATTCAATGTAAACTGCGTCCACATCTAGACGACCATCGATGGTGTAGTAGTGTGTGGTTATCTCAATCGCGTAGTCTGCTACTGACGGATTAGTGAATGTGCCTGAAAAATCAACTCTTACCCATGCCCATAGTCCAGAATCAGGCAATCCACTAATTGTTCCTGTGTAAAATGTTCCAGCAGAGCGTAAACGTACTTGTGTGATTTCTGCGTCACTGTTTGAGTCATAGCGAAGCAACATCCAAGCTGTAATGTTAGTTGGGATTGAAGTTTCTGCTGTTGACTGTAACTCAAATGTATAGACGTTGGTGTTGGGAGCTAGTGGGTCTGAGAAACTTAGATAAGTTCCATCTCCGGCTGATGGTTGCGTAACTATTTCGTCGAGTTCGGAGTCTGCTGCACGGACAATGAAGGCAGCTGGTGGGGATGTTGAACAAACGTTTCCGTCACCAGCAGAGGGGGATTCTACTGTTTCATCGATATTAGTATGGGCAAACACATCCCACTCAGTGTTGACATTGTTTGATGGACGGGCAGTTTCTACTTGAGCAGAAATTGAATGGACACCATCAGCATCACTTTTACACATTCTGTAATGTAGTGTAAGTGTGTTCTCTGCTGGAGAAGGAAACAAACTATTTGTCGATAACTTTGTCTCGTAAGTGCAAACAGCACTTGCGGGGGAATAGATGTAGTCGGTGTCAGATACAGGCACTTCATTGATACACTGCCATAATGGAGAGGCACCTTCTGCTACCCACAAACCAATGTTTGTAACGTCTACTGAAGGAAGAAATGATCTTTCAGTTTCAGGAACACCACCGCAAGCACCTCCACCCCACAGTTCAGCATCAATTGTCTGTACGTCTTCTGGGATAGTCCATAACGTAGACTCTGTGAATTCAACTGTTTGTGTCTCTCCTGTTGCGTCTATGGTGAGTATTAGTTCTCTATCCCATGAAGACTCTTCATTATCGGAGTTGACGGGTACGTATTCCTGCAGCATCTCAGCTACTAATGGAAAGTTGTACTCATCGAAAGGACTTTCGTCATCAAAGCAAGCTATTCCGTATAAGTATTGAAATACTCTCGGAAAGTCTACATACCACTCACAAGCATTTCTGGGGGAGTGAAGAGATGAAGCCAGACTTACAGCTGTATTATTGGGTCGTTTTAATAGCGTTAAAGTTCCGCTCAGATTGGTCAAATCACTGGCGTATTGGACTATATCGACAGTTACAATTACAGGGTCTAAGGTGATTGGGTCCGGATCGTACTCCATTACGATCCCTGTTTCTTCGGCATCTGTTACTCCCCACGAGAATGCTCCATCAAAAGTAAGTTCTACTATATTTAAGCTAGAGTTTAGCGTACAACCTGTACAACCTTCACTACCACAGATACAATGACACGCAGGAGGTCTGCCCACAATACACCTCAGCAATCTACCCAAATAAAAGCCCATTCATTCATAATCTGTTTGATTATAACGAATTTACCAGAAGACGCACTCAAACTTGTAGACCTGTTTATAGCTTCAATCAACGCTTCATCTCCGCTTGCAGGCACCATATTACGAGCACTATAATCAGAATACATAAGGATTCTGACTTTTGCTTTTGTCCAACCAGCGTAAGGGTTCGTAGCTGCTGCTAGATTTTCAGTTAGTACACCATAGTACTCTGACTGTAATGGTCCGGATTCAGAGTCATACCCGAGCTTTGTACTACGAGAGTCCCCCATTACACGACGTTTGATCTCTTTTGCCGTAGCCGGATCATATACACCAAATTCTTGTGTCATGGTATGCTCAATCCATAAGTTGAAGGAACAATACCGATGTTTGCTGTCTGTGGGTAGCCTGTTTTAAGTTCAGCGTACAGACTCGTATCGGGGGGGTTTACGTTATAAGGTACAGCAAAACAGTCGCCATCAGGTTCTTTGATCTGTAGTATCCACGGTTCTTGTGCTCTGTCTCCTAAGTCATTGATTTTAATTGGGATGAGCTCACCATTGACTCTTTGACATGTGCTGCGAGAGTAGAGTTTTGCATCATTTACCCAGTCACTTGGATTGTATTCAAAACTTACTTGGCATTTTAAGTAGTGGAATTTAACTCTCTGTTTACCTGTTCCATAACTTTCACGCATTTCTTGAGCCGAAGCTGCGGTGAATTTCCAATAGGAAGCTCTAATACCAAATAATGTGTTTGTTTTTTTACCTACAAAACCAACGTAAGAGGCAATGTCACTGCTGTAGTTAATACTGGTGTAGTTGACATTAAAGCTCCATGTATGGACTGTATGAGATTCTTCGTAAGTGATAGGTGAAGTAAGAGCTAATCCGTTCTCATGTATGATAGGATCTCCATTCGGTTTAGTCATTGTCTGCTTCTGGACAATGTTACTGCTTGAAGACCATACAGGGGGTTGTTGTAGAGGACTAACAATTGGTGTGCCGGGATTCGGGCTGTTGGAGTTCTCTACGGTGGTGATTTCACCGGGAATGAAGTTGCCATAGTTTAATGTTACGTCATAGAACGTACCACTACCAGAGACACGCTTGATACCGGAACATTCAAGCAGCACTAAGCTTGCAGCTTTTGGGTGAGGCGATTGGTACAGCGTGAACGTTATACCGAGAGGATTGATACTTGGATCGCCCGGACCAGAGGCGAAGGAAGGCAGGAACTCAATCATATCAATCGCATTGTCCTGCAGACCAAAGCTAGTCGTGTTCATCTCAACACGGACTACTTCTTTGATCTCAGTGCGATTGAAGAAAGGACGAATATCCTGTTCTTCCTGAAGGAAGCCATGAATCTTCTTAATGCCTGCAGCCATTAGTCCACCTCTACTAACTTAATACCACCACGAGGATTAGTGAGAGCTTCTTTGATTGCTTTCAACTCACTAATCATATCTTTGTCTTTTGTCTGTCCCATGCCTCTGAGAATTTCTGAGTTCATAGAGGCTGTTGTCTGAGCCAAATTACTCCCTGCTGTCTGGTATGCTGGAGCAGATTTCTTAAACTCCTGATCAATCTCTGCCATTCGGAAGTTAGCTTGCTGAGCAAATATATTCTCAAGCTCACCCGGACTGGCAGCACCTGTGATCATTATCTCAGCACGCTTCTTAGCCCATTCGTAAGCTTTACGCTCTTCGGCTGTCATGCGTTCGAGCATTCGCAACTCATCAACATCCATCAGGTCTTTCTTCAAAGACTTGAGTTTGTTTTCATTCTCTGTCTCTTGCTCTTTCAGTGAGTTTTTCTGTTTGAGAGCTTCTTCAAGTTCAATCTCGACAGCAAGTTGTTTATTGGCCAGATCCAGACCAAACGCACCTAAAGCACCATACTCTTTCTGAAGCTCATTCAGTCGATGCTTGTGAGCAATGGCTGTCTCTTCAGCTTCGTTTGTTGCGTGGGCAAGTTCTAACTTTTCATAAATTGGTTCCAGAGCATCTACTGAGAATCCAGATTGTTTGGCGAAACGAAGTTCTGCAAGTCTGACTAACTCGGCATTTATTTTCTCTATATCTTTTTCTGCTCCTACTATCTTTTCCAAGTAGTCTAGTCGTTTACCTTCAAACTCTGAGAGTTTTTCTTTATCTCTTAGAAGGTTTTCGGCAGCTATGAGTTCTTCGGAAGTGTATCTAACACCTATTTCACCTTCTGGTGTCTGTAGAGTACTGCGGCTGTTTATAGCCCTCTCTACTTCACGCATGTCTTTTGCGTACTCTTCCAGTGCCGCAGGTAGACTTAATGATCCGTCTGCCAGCCTTTCATTCAGCCTTACTTCGGCGTCTTGTTTGGACTTACGCAGAGCATCGACTATGTCTTTGTTGGTTTTGTTGCCATTTTCATCCAGATCATTCTGAATAAGAGCCAGAGCAGCTTCAATATTACTGTTGCCTGTGAGGCTGTCGAATGTTTGAGTCTGCCATGCCTTCAGTTCTTTCTCGCGTGTATCTAACTCATTCTTGAGTTTAGGCAGTTCGTTCTTTGATTCTTTGATTTTTGATTCGAGAGCTTTGATATCAAAACCTTTATCATTGAACGCACCGAGAGAACTTTGCTGCTGTAAAGATTCTGCAACAATTTTGTTATACGCTGTGTACGTGTCGATCAGTTTGCGTAAAGCGAGTTCATTGGTGTTAAACTTTTCTTCTGATTTCATCAAAGAGGACACTAACTGCCCACCGAGAATAGCAGCAACACCTACAGCAGCACCAGCAAGAGGACCGGCAATCAGGTTGGTAGCCTGACTGATGTTGTTGCCTGCTCCACGCATAGCCATACCAACAGACTCAGCTTTGAAGCCTGTGATTGACATTACTGTGATGAAGTCTTCAGCACCACGAGCAAGTTCGCCAATAGCGTAGCCCATGTTGCCCGCACCACCACGCATAGCATTCATGCGACGTGTTGCTTCTGCAATAGCCACACCATGCTGCTGAGTAGAGATTGCACCCCGCTGATGAGCAGCGTTAAGGAAAGCAATGTCTGCTGCTACGTTCTCGGCATGATTACCGTACTGCTGAAGCAGATTATTAACTCGTGCTACCTGAGCAGCTTCAGCAGCAGCAGCACGAGCATTGGCAGCTCTAGAACCAATCTGATCCTGTTGCCACTTCCACGTATCATTAGCAGCTCTGCGTTGTTCCCTGTTGTACGCTGCTGTTCTGGTAGCCTGCTGACGATCAAGATTTTCACGTTGTGTAGCTGCTTCACGATCCGCTGCAGAAGCTCTACCTGCAGCATCAATAGACTCTTTCCATCTATCGTTAGCTGCTCTACGCTGTTCTCTATCAAAAGCAACTGTCCGAGTTGCTTGCTGTCGAGAAGCAGCGGCGTTCGCTTCTTCAATCTGACGTTCTCTGTCAGATGCTGTAGCAGCTGCGTTGACAGACTCTTTCCATCGATCATTATTCTCTCTACGTACTTCTCTGTTGTACGCAGCAATACGAGCAGCCTGCCGATCTGCAGCAGCACTTTCAGCAGCAGCAATCTGATCTGCAGCTGTACGAGCAGCTTCAACTTCTTGTGCTCTGTAGTAGTCACGCATCTCTCTCAGCTGTTGAGCTGATTGCTGTTCGTCCTGAAGACGACGCATAGCGTTTGCTTGGAAGGAGAGCAGAGCTGCGTTGTCTGCTGCTACCTGCTCATCTGCCGCCTGTTGTGCAGCAATTCGACTGCGAGCAATGATGTCGGCTTTGAGGTTGGCAAGCTCAGAAGCTCTAGCTGCTTCAGCTTCAAATGACGGAGCTTGCACACCTGCTCCGAACTTAGCAACAGCTGATGTATCAACAGAGGCCATCTGTCGATATTCAGCGTTGATGTTCTTCAGTTCGGTAACGAACAACTGAGCACTGACAGCACCAGCTGCAAATAATCCGCCCAGCTTTACCTTACGTTCTTCTGTGGAGTCTTCCATAGACAGGTTAGCCTGTCTGATTTTTTCTCCCTCACGCATCTTCTGAGCTTGTTGTTCAGCTCTAGCACGTTCTTCGTTAGATGCTTTGATACGTTCATTGCTCTTGACGGTGGAGGCAGCGAAGTTGTCCATCAGCTTTTCAGCAGCTGAGATGGATGCGTTGTCAACAACCATCCCCAACTTCACTGCCCAATCATGGATGCTTTCAGCCATCAGATCATTCCCATCATTTCAAGAGCACCGAACATCTGCTTCCTTAACGTCATCGGATCTTCGACTATGTAAGGAACATATTTACAATCATTCGTAGCAATCGACTTCAGTTCTCTTGTGTCGATTGGAACCTTACCTACTCGCTGAGAATGAATTTGGGAAGCTGTCATGGCAGCAAGATCATCCTGCATTCCCCATGAGTGAGCTTCCCAAAAGAGTTTCTGACGAATGAATTCTTGAGCAGGCAGGTTACGTATCACCCAGCTCGGAACCCCCCAACGGGTTGACAAGTGCATTATAAACCACTCGTCATTGTTGGGGGTCAGGAGTTTTTTACTGCTTCCTTACGCTCTGGAGTGATGATGAGTTTGTCATTGATGATGCCTGACCATTCCAACATTTTACTGATAGGAATAGCTTCAGCAACAGCTTCCAAGAACTTCACGAATTCATCATCAGGAATAACGTCGAAGATCAGGTCTGCTGTGTTGAGAATCGATTCTGGATGAAGAGACTTGTAGAACACTGCAGCGATTGAATCGCCACATTGTGCTGTCTCTTCGTCATACATGTGAATCGAAGCAAGGACGTAAATTGTTCTCCACAGATTTACAGGGTATGTACCTTCTGCATCTGTGATGAGCTTTACTTTACGTCCTGCTTGAACGAACAACTGAGTTGATGGTTCCTTCAAACAATACTTCCCGAGAGGATGTACGTTGAACATACCTTTGAACAGATCGAAAGACATTGGGGCTATCCTTAGAACAAAAATGGTTATGTAGCGGCAGTAATTGTTGGAGCACCAGCTACTTTAAGCGTAATGCTACAACGAGAACGAGATTCATCACCTGTCGTCATTATGCCTGTCATTGGAGTAAATTTTGTTACACAGGCTGGAACAGTGATGATAGGTCCGGCAGTTTCGCCAACAGCTGCTGGGTACTTGAACTTGTAGTTACCAACAAGCCCAGAGTAGAAAGCAGCAAGCAGACGACCACTAGCTGTAGTAAGAGCATCCGGCATGAAGTCAGCATCAAAGCTGATTTCTCCACCTTCAATCTCTTTACCGCCAATGTAGGCTTTGAAGAGGTTGCCGAAAGCATCGAGAGTAGTTTCTGAGCAATCAGAACGAACAGCATCACGACTGAAACCAGTCCATGATAAATTACCTGTGACACACACGTAAGTGTCTGTAGAGGTTGTCGGTGTACCATCCCCTGTGTCGTCGATGAGAGGAAGTTGAACACGCAGTCTACTAGCGTCTCTAGGCATACTAAAGTTCCTTTACTGAGAATGAACAATCGAAAGTCAGCACAGCTGCTGACATTTCTGGAGTTGATTGGCCTGTCTTCTGAACATCGAACTCCGATGTAGAGACGTGCTTAACGTGGTTGATGAACCCGTTAGTAACAGTTAATCCTCTCAGTGGGGTTCGGACACCTGAGACGATTGGGTACAGAAGATCAAAAACAAGATTTGCTATATCAGCTCGGATAGCAAATCTATTCGAGTAACACGTAACTTCCAACTGAAACATGATGGTGATGTAGTTGTTCGTGTTCGTTGAACCTACAACACCAGAGTATCCGAGTCCTTCAGAACATTCCTGAAATATGTGTTCTTCGGTGTCCCATACAAAGAACCCTTCTTTGTTAGGAGCTGCATCGAATGGAGGACATTCATCGATGTAATAATTCTTGACAGCTGTGATTGTGTCGAAGAATGATTTCAGGCATTTACGTAGATTATGAGGCGTCACGACTTGCCCTGTGCATGTGTTTGAGTATTGCTACTGTGATTGCAACTTTTAGACGTTCCTTGAACACACTGATCACTTCATCTTTGGTTGCGTTGGCTGTTCGTTCTCTCCATCTGTAAGCTCTGGCCATCACACCTGTTCTGTGGACAAATCCTCTTTCAAGCAGATGGAAATACTTATTAGGTGTTCTTCGGATGAATCCACGTTTCTTTGAAGCACTACTGAGAGAAAGTTGTTTGATCCGAGAGAACACCTGTTTGGTCTTGATTACATTCTTACTTGGATGGCGTTTGTTCTTCTTGAACTTAGCCTGCAAAGCATACAAACCTCTGCCTGTTGCCTTGCCTTGTTTCTTCTTTGTTGACTGACCTTGAGAAGCTGGATGAGAAGGAAGGTAGTGCTCTTCTGAAACACGACGAGAAACACCCACCATTGCATAGAAGACGTTTCTGTTTTTCTTACTCTGCCCATGCTTACTTACTACAGCTCTGTAGGTTGCTCCTGTACTTTGTTTACTCTGCATCGTGTCTGTGTTGATCAGAGCTTTCATGTGTGCTCTGGCAGGACTCATAGCAGCTCGCATTGATGCTCGAATGGCTGTTGTAGCCTCACGTCCAAGAGCTTCGATTACTGGTCGAAGACTAGGTGGAATCGTGAGTTTTATTAAGCCATTGGTCACACTGGTGCTCCGGGGAACTTCGAGGCTATGTCCTGTGTTACGTTGTCAACAATCTGAATCTGAATGTCCTGCATGTTACCGTAAGGATCTGTTGCATTACCTATGACAGCGTACAACTTTCTTTCAGAGAGAATGTAACAGTATTGATCCCCTGTAACTTTACTGAGAGAAGTAGTGTAACGTCCTGTCAACATGTGACGTTGTTCGTTGATTGTTCTGTCGCCTTCTTCAGCTTCCTGAGCTTTAAAAGGCTTCTCTTTTGCAAACAGTCCGATTGCTGTGAGAGAGAACTCTTGTTTTAATTCACCGTATTCGTTTGTGACAGGTTCGCTGTCTTTTAGAACCACACCGTATTTGTAGAATCGACATCTACGGTTTATGTTGGGACGTTCTTTGCGTGTCATCTGCTGCTAACTTTCTTCCAATCGTCAGCTATGTAACGAATAGCTCTGTAGTCATTGAGCAGGTTGTGATCTCTGTTGTGTTTGTACGCTTCTGGTAGTCCAGTTTTTGTACCGTCGATTGCTTCCCTGAAGGTGTTGAAGTGGTAACACAATATCTTCAGAGCATTGATTGTTGAGTAAGGCACCTGAGCATAGCTGGTGTACCCGGCATAGTAGGTGATGGTTACGGGGTATGGATCATTCTGTTTGATGTTTGGGAGAATTGCATCCCAATCATCACACCACAAACGAATTGGTTCTCCGTTGTAACGACGGATAGATGTTTGTGTTACTGTCTGTGTCGCATCGTTGTTATCGATGAATGTGAATGTTCGTAGTGCATTACCAGACTGAGGCAGGACAATAGGGCCGAATGGCAGGAATACCATTTTGTCCCAATCACAGAAAGCTTCGTAAGGCAGATAGAGCGTAACCTGTTTAGGGAGAATGAACCTCCATTGTTCGGTTTCACACGTCCCAACTGCCTGACGAAGCAGATCATCAACATCAAGAGGCAGATCGTCTTTAGGAGTGTCAGGATCAAAGCCGAGGTATTGCTTTAAGCGTTTCATGAAGTCAGCATCAAACAGAGTTGATATTGCTGACTCAGTGCTTCTGTCAATCACCATCGGCATTGAAATTCTCCTGAAGAAATAACCTGTGCCTGACGCCCCAAGAATCAGACACAGGTGTTGTCAAGGCAAGCCCTGACAGATTAGGTAGTGGCGGTTACGTCAGCAGGAGTCTGGTCAGCGTAAGCGTGCAGACGTTCAATGACGATAGCAGCCTGAATCGTGTCAGTGTTGGCACCGTCGATTTTGAATGCCAGAGACTTAGCAGTGCCCGGACCACCGTTTCGATCTTCGTAGTGAGCAATAAGCTCAGCAGGAATTTCGAGAGTGTAGTCACCTGCAGATGAAGCAACGATAGGACAAGTGATGGTGGCGATTGCTGTGTCTGTACCGCCTGTGCCGGTAGTACCGATGTAAGCAATCACTGTCGCAGCTGCTGTGAGGGTAGCTGCATTGATTACCAGTGTTGCACGTTTGATCTGACCGAAGGTGATCAGGTTGATACGTTTGAGCGTATCTGGACCAGCAGTCATGGTGATGTCACCGAGCGGTTCGATGTACAGCATACTGCCGAGATGGTTGTAACGAAGAGTCATATGACGATTCCTTTATGGAAGATTTGAAAAGAAGGATACGTTTTGTTATAGGAGAACGTATAAACTCCGGGGAAGCAGGCTAACTAACTATTAGCCGGATACGTCTGTGTTGGTCAGAGTAACGAACGGACTGCGAGTCGTAACACCCTTCTTCGGTGTGAGAGTCGTCTTCCACCACGGACGAGCATCATTACTCGTAACAAACTGGAACACTTCTTCACGCTCAGAGAAGCGAACATGTACCGAACGATTGAACTCAGTGTAGAGTTCGCCGTACAGATACTGAGACATGTTCACACAGCTCAACATACCAGAAGACCATTCGCTGATCTGATTGCCGTCCTGACCAGAAGTGATGCCTGGAGCGTATTCTGTGAAGAAGATTGGACGACCCCACAGAGTAGCACCAATACCATCAGTCATAGGACTGAACATCTTGACGATACCTGCGTTGTTTGGCGATTCATGACAAACAAGAGACAGGATCTCGTACATGTCGTGGTTAGCAATCCAGATGGCATTGTCGTAGCCCCAAACACGCTGAGTCATACGAACGATGTCCCGACCGCTAACAATCACTGTGTCGGCTTGACCTGCAGTTCGGTCAACTGAAAGCAGAGCAAGGTTAGCAGCGTTCAGGAAGCCCAGAGGAGTTCCGTTACCTTGACCGTTGATCAGTTCGTCCAGTCGCTTGTCAACAGCTGCCAATCGCATCGAAGACTCGATGAGAGCTGGGATACTGATAGGACTGAAACGCATGATAGCAGCTGTTGCAGCAGCCTCACCAACGATTTCAGTTGCTTCAAGCTTAATCAGCTCGAATACGTCTTTTGTCTTATCAGCTGTACGAGTTTCGCTTGTGCGATAGACTCGTGTACCGCCAGTAACGCTGGTTGAGTGGTTTTTATCCACTCGTGCAGGAATACTGACAGAAGGAACAGCCATAGGAATCTGAGTCATCCGTGGCGTCAGGAAGTCAGCTTCTGGTGTCAGAGACAGAATACGATTGATCATCGCATCAGGAATCAGAACACCAGCAGAACCCCAGTTACCGCGAGCATACTCGTCATCGCCCACTGCGTTACAAACGATGGACCGCAGACGAGGATTGATTTTTTCTGGATTGCAATCGTTCTTGTATGCGTTAGCAACGTCATACAGGAATTCACGACCACCACCCTGCTCATCAGGAGCGTAACCAAACCGAGGATCATTTTCATGATTTGGTTTGACGTTGACGTTTCCTGTGAGGTTGTGGAATACGTTAGCAACATTGGCGACGTTTGAAGGCATCGTTGCAATGTGAGCACGTTCGACCATACCACCGTCACTGGCGTTGATCACTTCGTTGATGAATTCGAGTTCAGTCACTGCTGTGTTGAAGATTTCTCGTTCTTCAGCTTTCAGTGCCTGACCTTCTTCAACACGAAGAGAGTAACCATTGACAACAGGAGTGAGGACAGTGCGAGCATCTTTCAGCTCATTGAAAGACATCTTAGCGAAGTCTTCTTTGGTTCGCTTACCCATGACAATTCCTTTATGGAGAGTTTGTTATTGATTGGTTGTCAGGCATTATGTGCTTTGCTTTTAGCCTGTAGAGCGTAGGTTAACAGAGAAGCCTAATCTGTCAAATAATTATTTGAGAGCTTTGGCACGAGCTTGTAGTGCTCTGGTATAGATGTCTGAGCAGTCTTCCGGGAAGATGTTCATAACTTCTACAGGCATCGCATTCCGTACTGACGAAGAGAACGGTTTGATAGTTTCCTGAATACCAGAGCAGAAACCTTTCTCAATAGCCTGATTAGCTGTCATGAAGGTTTCCTTATCCATCATATCTTTTACGTCTTCATCTTTCAGACCTGTTCTGTTGGTGATGATTGAACGAATGGCATCACGATGAGCTGTCCATTGGTTGCGGACTACATCGAAATCTTCTTCTCGACTGATAGGAGCGAACATCTGAGGGTTATGAACCATCACCATACCGCCCATGTTGATAGTACGCTTATCTCCTGCCAGCAGAATCCATGAAGCACATGAGTAGGCGTAGCCATCGACGATGCAATGCACTTCACCTTCGTGCTCAAGTAGTCGCTGGTAGATTGTGAGAGCGTTGCCCACTTCTCCACCACGAGAGTTAATGCGGACAGTGATGTCACCCTTCATCGTGTTGAGAGCGTCGATGAACTCGTTAGCTGTGACACCAGCCTGATCCTCATACCATCGTTCAGCGAGGATGTAGTCGTACAACTCGATGGTGTTGCCGTTTACGTTAACAACAGTTTCGACTTTGTTACTTACGTCTCTATTGAGTACAAATTTCATTGTGCTGATCCGATTTGTTGAAGGAAGCGAGTATGCCCGTCTTCACTTGACAGGATGTTATTGACAGGAGAGTAGAGCCATGAATCAATCAATTCGTCTACCGTGGCGAATGGAGATACATCTGGAAGAATGTCTGCCCATTCGTTGAATGTGCTGGTCAGGTTGTGTGTGAACTTGTCTGTGTAGAACTCAGACATAGAAGCTTTGAACTCTTCTACGTTTGAGTATTTTGATTGTTTCTGGTCGAACACCTTACGTTCGTAAGCCTGCAGACCATTCACCACAGCTATGAAAGCGTTCTTAGCTACACGCAGCTTCTTATCGAGGTTCTGATCATCAGGACTCTTATCGAGAGAGTCTGAAGGTGGTTTTACTTCTTCTTCTTCTTTCTTAGTTTGCTGCATCTCCATAGACTCTTTAGGCGACATGTAGTTGTCGTTGTCCAGGGTGAGCTTACGAATCTGCTGGTCCATCATGTCGTTAGCCAGCAGAGCTTTGTCACGCAGAGCAATGCTGTGGTCTACTGTCATGAGGTTGGCAGGTACGTAACGCAGAGCGTTGTTAGCATCTGTAGGATCTATCTGCATTCCGAGTAGGTTACAGATTTCTGTTCTGTCCATAACTCCAATTTCAAAGAAGTTTCGCAGGGCTTGCGAGAATTCATTGATGATGGTACGGAATAAGTAAATGAGGTTGAATTCGAAGGAATATTGGAGTTGACTTGAGAGAGGTAACAATTCATTGCGAATCTGTCTCCCTAAGCTACTGATGAATGGATGTAAGCCAGTTTGAATGAACAGGTGGATGAGCTTACCTACGTCGCTGCTGCTACCGTTGCTGCCCATGTGAGAGTGGAGTAGTTCGGGAGGAACATTGAACCATCGTGATACGTCTTCAACAGAGAATGCTCTGGTTTCGATAAACTGCAACTGCTGCATAGGAATAGCAACATTTACAGGCTTCAGACCTTGTTCGAGAATACGTGTCTTGAACGCATCTTCCATTGCTGCATTAGGATGAGACTCGAAGAAGCTTTCAACACGTTTCAGAACATCAGGAGCTAACCTGTTTTCTGTGGTTAGATATGTTTGATTCTTGTGGCCGTTCTTGTAGAAGTGTACGCCATACTCTTCAGAGTTTTCGTACATGTTGAATGATCGGCCTGCATTCTCGATGATACCAAAACCTCTGTGGTTTGGCTTATCAGGAATGTCAGACTTGATGTGAACCATGTACTCCCGAGGAAGCAACATGTATTGAGGATTGGCATCCTCTTTAGTGTTGCCCGTCTCGATGCGGTAGATGAGCGTACCTTTGCGAGCTACTGCACCTGTAGCCAACTGCTCCGTACCATCGGCATAGTAGATGTTACCACGAGGTACACGTGAAGGGTGGACGTGGTAAATACGAAATGTGCGTCCCTGACTGTCGAACTCACGTATAGCGTAATAGTTGCCATCAAGGAGTCGGTCATAGATCATGTCTCCCAACATCGCATCAGCTGAGTAATCAGGGTTTGCGTAATGAAGAAAGATTTTAACAGCAGGATGATCGGCTGTATTGAGCTGCCTGTCAGGCTTTCCTGAAGGACTAATACGAATGACAGTACGAGGAAGGCTACCAATTGAACCTGTGTAGAGGTTGACAGCACAAAACACAGCGGAGAGCTTTAGGCTGCTGTCTGATGTGTGCTGACGACTACGCCACATGAAGCTGAACAGGTCTCTTCCTGATAGAGCAGACGTAGCAGCATTCAAAACCTGATTTAACAGGCCGATAGAGTTGTCACGTCGTCGGAAGGGATTCCAGCTCATTTGCTTCTCTCAATCCTGATATGCTTGTAATCATTTGCTGACCAGAATACATGTGTCCTCCGATAGCCATTAACGATGCAACAACACCGTCAATCTTATCTGTGGACTTCTGTTTGTTCGGTCTCATCTGATCATTGTTGTTTGTTGTCATTGTCACGTTTCCCATCATCCATCTAAGGACAGGATTGGAACCGTGAAACAATTCTCTGTTCTCTATATCAGCTTGGAGCTTCCGACAAGGACCATTCATCCCTACATAGGACTGTGGGTATTTCTTTGCTTGTAGCCCTGCGTTGTAGAGAGTTTCATAAATGAAGTTTGAACCCCAAGCATCGAAACAGACGAGTTGAAGGTTTCTGAAATAGGTGCATATACCTTTTTGGTTACCGTCACCTGTCAGAGTTTTGGCTATATCTCGTTCAGATATGGATGCGAGGGGAGTATTATTGATTAAGCCTGACTTAAACCATCTGTCGTAAGGAAGACGTTCCTCAACACTTCGTTTGTAGATAGACTCTGCTGGAACCCAGAACCACGGCATTACTACCCCTTCGCTGGGGAAGTATAAACTGAAGGAAGCAATGTCATTAACTGAGGAATTATCATAACCTCCATAACATTCAACATCCTGCAGTTCTTCAAGCTTTCTAAAGTACCATGTGAAGTAGCCTTGGAACTCAGTGAGATAGAGGTCTATCTGACTGTTATTAAACCATTCATTGTCTGCTGCGAAGTTATGCCACAGACGATGATTATAAAGCAGAGTTTTGATTTCGTCAATTGATAATAAATGGTTCTCAGTGTGGTTGCCATTAGCCCATACCCACGTCGGAATCCATACTGTTTCCGTCTTAGTTTTAACATTTAAATGAAGACGAAGAAATCTATTTAGCAGAACTGGATTTGATTTACACTGACGAATGTTTCGTTCAAAATATTCAGCGTAAATGGATACGCCATAATTTGGATTAGCTTTTCTCCAAATTCGTTCATCTTCAAAGTCATCGTCTATTTGTGCTTCGTAGATCACAGGTAAGAATGCTGGGTCTGATGAATCGCCAATAGCTATCCGCTTAGCTCGCTCATACATCTCGTTACACGTTGACGGTCTGTCATAATCTGCTGTGGTTGTATAAATTGTGAGAGATTGTCTACGAGCTGCCGTACCTGTCAGCATTACGTCAATAAGTTCACTACTCTTGTGTGCGTGTACCTCATCTACGTAAGCAAAGTTAGGAGACAGTCCGTGTTTGGTTTCAGCAATAGCAGACAACACTTTGAACATGCTGCCGTCTTTGGCATGTTCAAAGCTGCGGGTTGATCTATTAACTTTATGTTGACGCAGACGATTGAGCAAGTTTGGATTCTGCTCAATCATGTACGCTGTATGACGAAAGTTAATTGATGCTTGTTCAATGTCAGCAGCACAGCAAAAGTTTTGTGATCGTGGTTCTTTATCTACAAAAAACATGTAGAGTGTTGGAATTGATCCGAACGCTGTTGTTTTACCTGATTTTCTGGGCGTGTATATAAAAGCTTCTTTGAATCGTCTGTAGCCTGTCTCTTTATGTTTCCAACAGAAGATATTGAAGTAGATTGCCCATTGCCAGAGTTCTGGGATGAATGGCAGACCTGTCAACTCGCCTTCAGGATATACACATTCATTGATAACAAACTCTATAAACTGGTGCATTTCATCTAAGTCGAAGTAGTAGTCTTCCGCTTCACGGAAAACGTCATACATCGGAATCATTCGCAACAGTTCGGAAAGCCTGACAGACTTGTATTCGTACCCTACAAGTCTGTGATTTTTTCTGATTGGAACAGGAATGTCCTGAGAGATTTTCTTATTACCACCTCTCAGAAATCTGTCGTACCTAACAGCTTTGCTTGGGGCAGAAGTTGTCATGGATTTTCTACAAACTTAAATTGAGTGGTCTTGAATGTCTTCTGAGCATCAGCAGCAGTCCAAATGAATTTCAATCTACCTTCGTAGGTGAATTCTGGTTTGCCTAGAGCTGTTACTGAAGAAGGAAGAGTGATACTAACAATACTGTTGGCGTAAGTACACGTACCAGACAGGTGCATGGATGATGGATCGCCTGTGCGGTAGGCCGTGAACTCAATTGTTGCTGCTGAGAAGTTGAGACTCCCCATACTTGTGATAGGATCACCTTCAGCACCGACGATGGTAACGTCAATTTCACCGCTGTCAGAGTCGTAGCTATCTCCAACAATCAGTTCTGTTGGGAACCCAGAGATTGTACCTGCGTCAAGAACAGCTGCCGCTTCTAGAGAAGTAATGCCTTGAGCCGTACCGATTAGATCTGTCTTAGCTTTCACAGCGAGCAGAGTGGTTTGTGAGGCATCGCCAGCACCTCCACCAGAGGCATCAGCAATAGCTTCGAGGCTATCTGTGGTTCCTGTGAAGGTTGAAGTACCTCCTGTATCAATTTCAGCTTCAGCAGCAATCATACCAGCTGTGCCAGCATCTTTACGACTGATACGACGAATCCAATCAGCAAGAGATGTAATGCCTGAGAATAGAGCGGCAGGAATGCGAGTGACGAGGTTGCCTGTATCAGTTTTTACAGAAGCTATATCAGCCGACATAGACGCACCTACTGGAGAGCCAAGTCGAGATATGATTGCATCTGTTGCAGCAACAATCAGTGATTGATCTGCGGGGTCTGTTGGAAGATTATCCGTTTTGGTTTTGATTGATGCGATTTCGGTATCAATGTACCCAGCTATTGTGCTGAGAGTAGTGTTCACTGTACCGAATGCCGCAGATATATCTGATGCGTCTGCTGGATCTGATGGCAGGTTTGTTGTTTTCGCATTGATCAGCGTTATCGTCGCATTATCAGGAGCTGTATATGTTCCTGTCATGACACCAGCAGCTGTGATCGCATCTGCACATTCAGACTGTACTTCAGCATCCCATGCAGCATTCCATGGAATGGCTGTAGCCCACGTACCCGTGCCGAGTGCTGTTAGAGTTGCTGCTCCAATCTCTGTTGCAGCATCAGCTGCTAAGGCAGAAGCGGTGATTGCGTTTGCAGCAAACTTTGAAGCAGTGATTGCACCATCATTAAGGTTCACGTTTTGGTTGTTCTGTAGGGCTATGTAACTACCGCTGAATTGGTTTAAAGATGTTGGGTTTTCGATGTTCGCCCAGTCGATACCAGCAGCACCAGTAGCAGTAACGTCGAGCGTTCTACCTGCTGTAGTTGGTTGTAATGGTGCCTGTCCTGAAGCGTAAGCACCAACAATTCCATCGACTCGTCCGCTTGTTAGTGCGTTTGGTGTACTACCTCTCCACGACACAACATTCGCACCCTCATATTCAGATTGAATACCGAATGATCCACGAGGCACTGACGCACCATCAATCGACTGGCTGCCTACAGTTTTTGCTGTGTTAAATTTTACTTGATACCGTGCTCCTGTTGTCCAGAATCCAGTATCACCAGTGTCGTTACTGGTATCAATCACAAGTAGGTGACAACCGGCTTCCGAGTTGAACGGACTCGTTACAGTTAGCCCGTTGGTAGTAGCCTTGGCTGTTGCAGATCCGTTCTTATAGATAGCAAAATCTGACGTTGTAAACGCTGACGATGGTGCAACTGGTGCTCCCGTTGACGCGAACGTTTCAAAGTAGATTTCAATGGTTGCGTCTTCTGTGAGGTTACGAAACATTAACGCACCAGCCCTGTCGACAAAGTGTTATACAATCCGCCACTACCGCCACTTGCTGCAGTTCCGTGTACTGCGACTGAAATCAACCTACCAGATGTGTTTGATCCGTACCGCCATGGGAAACTATACACCTCTACGCCTTCCACCGCATTTACAATTGCCGCCTGTGAATAAGCTGCTACGGTGTTGCCGCTATCGGCTGAATTCCCGAGTGCGACAGTCCATGCGATTGGCCCATTGCTTAATTCAGCAGGTTCAGCGACTGCACCAGTGCCGGAGTACATCGCAATCGCGATTGTTCCTGCTGTCTCTGTTGCAATCGTTGATGGTGGGAAATATGGCATTGTGGTGCTTACGGTGGTGTTTGCGTAAACAACTTCAGTCCATCCCGAGATCCTGTAAGCAATGCATGTACTAGATTCACTAATCGATGTTGTTACTGAAACCGTGGTGTCTTCACTTCCTGAGGCTGTCTTTGAAAACAAAATACTCTGATCGGTTGCAGTGATTGTGGAGATAGCAATAGACCAGCCCGATGGTGTTGTGATGGTGCCTGATGTACCATCTTTACTGAACCATAACAGCAGCAAGTCACCTGATGCTATTCCAGATGGTAGGTTAACCGTGTGCGTTGTTTGATTCGCTGAGAAGTGCGTAACAGCTACACCTTCAACTACAGGTGCTCCACTTAAGGTTGGCATGTCGACATAAGTGATTTCTAAGTACGCTACGTCAACGTATACTTCACCATCTATCGACGCACCACTATATGTTAATTCAAACGCTGGTGTCGAGCTACTTAAGCCTCCGTACTCACCAGTCACTGTGCATGATGCCCATCCCCATGCACCTGACGATGGCTTACCTGTCAGCGTTCCTGATCGCCATACACCGTTGAGCCTGATACGTACCGCACTAATGTCGCCGTCGCTGTTGCTATCAAATTTGAGGTACACCCACAGTTTTGCACTAGTGATTAGACCTGTATTTGTCGGAGAGGCACAACCATACTGCTGAGCGGCAGATGAGTCACCTGAATAGTAGGCGTAATCACTCGTACCACCAGCTGTAGGCTGCGTCGTAGCGTCATCAATTAAGGTGAATGGATTTGATCCACCCCACCCAGAATTGAGTGTCGCATTTGGACGTAGTGGTGAAGTCGTAGGCACTAGTTACGCTCCCCACGCTGTTTCTGCGGCGGCTGCAATTGTTGTTGGCGTCGATTCTGCCAGCCGTGCTTCTGCCTCTGCTGCTTCACGGGATGCGTTGCATTTGACGACTACAGCTGCAACTGCGGCTTCTTTTTCTGCTGCAGCTTTCTGTGCTGCGTATTGTGGTTCTGTGAGCGTTGCGTACAACCATCCACCACCTAATGCAGCTACAGTATCAAAATCTGCAACAGAAGGCATTGTCTGTTGTCCACCGAACATATTACGCATTGTCCAGAATGGAGCGGATACAGAAACATCAGTCGTATCGAAGTACGAGTTGCGGTCACCAGTGATGTGTGAGAACCATTTGTTGATTGCGTACTTCTGATCGTCTGTTCCATTTGCGTTAACAAACAAAATCATGTTAACAACTGTACCAGACCACTTCTCGCCTGTGTCTGCTGGACGCACCAAACGAGTGAGCATATTTCTTTCGTTCATTACGAAAAGTAAACTGCCTAGATCAATCTTTGATTGCGTCAAACCTGTAGCTTGCAACTGAGTGGTGATAGAGGCATCATTACCTGTCATGCCCAATTGTTGAGCTTTTTCATAAGCGTTCATACATGGGCCTTCACACTATTACTGAGGGAATTGATTGCAGACGTGTTATTCTCAATTGCATGAGACAGGGCTACAGCTGCTTCGTGTCCGTCTTTAGCAGTTATAAACCTCTGTGCATTCTCTTTCTCTCTGTTTGCTTCAATTTTATCGAGGATTTTCTCAAAATGTTCTCGTGTCTGCAGTTGTGTCGAGTCATGCCTGTCCAGTAGCTGAGGAAACCACTTCGTTATCATCCAAACGAACATAGCCAGCATAACAGCAGTAGCTGTCATTTGTCCCCAAGGAGCAAGATGGTCTATAGCGACTTCGGCTTGAGCAAACAAGAACATGTTGTGGATTCCTTTTGGTGAAGTGTAAAGGCAAGTTGTTAAATGTCAAATATTATCCATGCGAACGTCATGTGTGCGTTCCCATAAGAACGCTAAAATGCGAGGAGCTGCCCACTTAATGAAAATCCATGCAAACCATCCAAAGTATAACGCTACCGAGGATTGAAGCTGGTCAAATGTAACGACTCGCTTCGTACTACAAACTTCGAAGAAAGCTCTGCCTACTTTATCGCAGGCAGCATCCCATTTTTTAGCTTCCTTCAGCTTCTTACGATTGACAGCGTTATCAACTGTTCCATAAAACTTGATGTTTGCTGGAGAGCATCCAAAAGCAGCTTTCATCGAAGAAATGAGGCTGTTCTGTTCTCTGAGTGTCAGAAGCATAACAGCCTCACTTAAAGTTGATGATGAGGTTTGGACAGGTTGTTAACTCAATCTCAAGTTGTTTGCCTTGATTACGAACACTAATCTGTTTCAGAGAAGTGCTGTAAGAGAAGACACCCTTCACAGCTCGAACAGATGGAGGGGGTGTGAAGATGATTTTTTCTGGCTGGACAGAGATTGATCTGTTGCCGGACCAGTCTACTGAGACAACACCATTAGTCCATTTCTGCTTAGTCATCAATTGAGTGATAATGGAAGGTAGAGCATCTGGTGTATCTATATCAAACTCCAGCAGGCTTCCCATTGCATCCTTAGACTGTTGAGCAAGCAAATGGTTGGCGAGGATAGAGAGAGCTGCGTGTGTAGTTGGTTCGCAGGAAGCTTCACACACAGCTGTGGTTGTCGTGAGAGCCATATCAAATTCAGCAGGAATGGTTGTAACAATCCTGTTATATGGTGCGGATCTGGCTTGTTCTACAGATATTTCAGTAAAGGCAATTCCCTGAGATTTCAGGTATCGCTTACGAGGTTCGCAGTAGATACAGTTTGGACCTGTAACCAGATAATGCTGTTGTGGGGCTTGTGATACGACGGTATCCCATTTAAGCGACACCTCTACCTGCTTCTTTTCTTCAACAACAGCCTTCTGCAGTTCGAGCTGAACAAGTTGAGCTTTATAAGCTTCACGAGCTTTCTCGATGTCATAAGAGTATTGAAAGTTCTGGTCATCCACACCCTCAAACATTACCAGCAACATCACTATCCAAGCAACCATTGTTTGCTCCAATCGATGAATCGTGGTTCAGGGCTTGAGAGGTCGGATACACCAATTGTTACAGTGAAGCGATCAGCAGCCTGCTGGTCTACAAACTGTTTGCTGTGGTAGGCAAATCCGTTGTCTCCATAACTGGTATAGTGGCTGTTGCATTCAACGAGATATACCACTCCGTCAATGGTAATCCAGTCAACATAGCAGCGAGCGTGTCCGCCACCACCACTAGAAAAATTATTAGCAATACCTCTTGCATTGGGACGCCAATTGCCCCAACTTCCGCCAACAATAACCGCACCTTGATTGGCTTGAAGATATTTGAGAATTTCATCATAACCTCTCAGGTTGATGGAGTAGCCGACTTTCCATTTTGAAGCTACCTCAGTTGCATTGCTTGGGAAACGCATACCGTAGTCTTCGCGATATGGAATATCAACATTACCATCACCGTCCATATCTTCGGGAAGAAATCCTACTTCCTTAGCAGCCTTCACAACACCTTGGATTGTAGCACCAGAGTCGGTACGGATGTTGTTAACTTCCTGACCACGACGGTAAGACCACATAGGGTTGAACTGTCGCCATTTGGATGACTGCAGGAAGTAGCTTACCTCTCCTGATCCTGTCATACCAAATCCAGAACATGAGTTGATGCGTCCCTGATCATCTCGACGCATGATGTTTTTAATACCACGAGTGTCGGGGAGGTCTCCCTGAACCAGCAGGTCATTAACATCAAAGTCAATACATTCAGCGAACAGGAGTTCTCTGGGTTCAATTGTTGGATCATATCCAGAGAACCACTCATCAGGAACGTAGGCTTGACCGTTTGGTGTGGGCAACTTCGTTACCATTACTTCAATCCTCGTTCTTTAAGGGCTTTGGCCAGATCAGCGAAGGTATTATCCTTCGCAGCAGATTGGATACGCTTGTTGACCTCTGTGAATGCTCCCATGCGAGCAGCTGTAGTGTGGTCAAGAATGTGTTTGAGCTTCTCTTCGTCGCTGTTAAAAGTCTTTGTAGCGAGTTCTTCAAATACTTCAGCTGTTAACACTCTGTAGTTGTCTGAAGCAACGTCCCACAGGTCTTTGTCAACCACTACAGGAGCGGGAGGTACATCAGGATCAGGAATTGGTGTTGGTGTGTCATTGCTTGTCGGGATGAAGAGCAGAAGCATACCGACAATAAACAGAACATGTTTCATTCTCGCACCTTTGGAGCTGGAGGGGCTGGAACAGGAGGAAGCTTACGAGTCAC